CTCGTTGGAAGACGGACGACTTATCGGGGCGCTTGTTAAAGCTTCAGGGCGGAATAAAAGCGGACAAGTGGGAGATTTTGGAATTTCCTGCCATCCTGCCCTCGGGCGGGCCGTTGTGGCCGGAGTACTGGAAGTTGGGGGAGTTGGAGGCGGTCAAGCATACGATTGGCCTGCAGAAGTGGAATGCGCAGTGGCAGCAGACGCCGACGGCAGACGAGGGCGCCATCCTTAAGCGTGAGTGGTGGCAGCGGTGGCCGAGTGAGGAGCCACCTTTGGTTGAGTACATCATTCAGTCCTATGACACGGCGTATTCCAAGAAGGAGACGGCCGACTACTCGGTGATCACGACCTGGGGTGTGTTTGTCAGGGACCAAGACTCAGGGCCCAATATCATTCTTTTAGATGTGAAAAAGGGGCGGTGGGATTTTCCCGAATTGAAAAGGATTGCACGGGAGGAGTACAAGACTTGGAATCCGGACAATGTTCTGATTGAGGCAAAGGCGACGGGAATAACGTTGCAACAGGAGTTGCGTAGGGTAGGTATTCCTGTGACAATGTACTCACCTGGTGGGCGGCGCGCGGGGCAAGACAAGGTATCGCGGGCGAACTCGATTGCGCCGATTTTGGAATCAGGGATGGTATGGGCACCGGAGACGGAGTGGGCGGACGAATTGATTGAGGAGTGCGCGGCGTTTCCAAACGGGGATCATGATGACATGGTCGACTCAACGACACAGGCATTGATGCGGTTTAGGGCGGGTAATTTTATTGCATTGAACACGGACGAAGAAGACGATTCGTCTGACGCACACGAAGAGATGGAGTACTACTAGGATAAATTATGGCTGAAATAACAAGCCCAAATGCCTTTGCGCAAGCTATTGAACAAGCGGGCGGATTTAGAGAGGCTACCTTTACAGTGGGTGTTGGAGATGAGGTTGAACTTTATTGGGCTACAGATCTAGCAGGCAACCCCACAACCCCTACTGATGGTGTATACATATTTCATGATGCAGCGCAAACAACGCCTTTTGCCAGACCAGCCATCCCGTCTGCGATTGGCTCAATAGCTTTTGTGTCAGATAACGTTTAGGATAAATTGCCATGACAGAGTTTAAGCAGGATAGTCAGCAGCAGCCAACTCGTCCCACGATTAAGCAGCGTCTAGCTGGTATGCAACTATTTCGTCCGAGGCCAACTCCTCCTTCGGGCGGCGCTACGGGAATTAATACGGGAATTACATTTGCTGGTTCAATAGATGCAATTAACGCGCAATATCAAAAAGGTCTTGCTAGTTTATCTGCCCAAAGGGACAGCGACAGAGATCGTCTTGTAGCAGAAAGGGACGCAGCTAGAAATGCATATAACGCACAGGCTGAAAAACTTAGGGATGCATACAATACAAAAGCAGAAAGACTTTCAGACCAGCGTTTAGCCGGAAAACTTACTAGCGACCAATATAAAGAAGCTCTTGCACAAGCTAGGACTGAACGAGATCAATCAATAGCTACTTTAGCATCAACGAGAAATGATGAATTAGCAAGAATTGAAAAAGCTAGAACTGATCTTTCTAACTACGTTGATACTACTAGAAATCAGCTAAAAACAGACAGAGGCATAGCTGTAGCCGATTTTAGAGGGGATAGGGAAGCAGCAATAGCTCTTAGGAACCAACAAGCAGAAGCCCAGAAAGTAGCAGAGAAGGCTGAACGGGCGGAATTTAAACAAACTCCTGAATACAAAGCACAGCAGGCTGCTGAACTAGCTGCTCGTGAGGCACAGTTTTTAAGAGATAACCCTGAATTTGCTGCACAGCAACAACAGCTAAGGCAAGATACTCAGCAGTTACAAGAAAGAGTTCAACAGCTCCAACAGGGGACAGGAGATTTTGCTCCACTAGAATCTTTTTCTAGAGAAGATGCACTAAAAGAAGCCGATAGGCTCATGAATAAGTATAACCTTACCCCTGAGTCTAGAGAAAATATTGCTCAGTACGGGCAACAGCTTGGTGTTAGCAATGCTGAAACATACTTGCGTGACAGTCTTGCAAAAAAAGATCTAAATCTTAATGACCTTTTATACAAATCAACCAAAGAAGAATCGTTAAAAGAGGCTGATAGGATTATATCTAAATATAATTACGCCCCTGGAGATGTAGCTGCAGCTAAAGATTATATTACCACTCTTACTCAACAATACGGCGTTGACCAGGCTGAAAAAGAACTAATTGCACGATATGCCAAAGATGGCATAGATTTAAATAAGCTTACTGCGCCGTTTCAACCTACTTTGGTCCAAGACTACGAGGGTTTCCCGTCAACGACGATTCCTATTCAGACGGCGATACCTTCTGCCCAACAGCCTGTTGTTACACCACCCACGACAATTCCTACTGTAACCACGCCACCTGTTGTCACGACGCCCCCGGCGCTCTCGAACCAGCAGTTCATACAAAGCCAGGTCCCGCAGCCTCAGCAGCCTACGGTATTTGGACTGCCAAAGCAGGACGTCCAGCAGTTTATACAAAGCCAGGTCCCGCAGCCTCAGCAGCCTACGGTATTTGGACTGCCAAAGCAGGACGTCCAACAGTTCATCATGAGCCGTATGCCTGGAACGAGGCCCTTGTTCCAAGAGCCACGAACAATGCCGAGTGTAGCATCGCAGTATGTATCTCCGACGGATTCGATGCCCGTGGTCCGTGCATCACGGCCCACGGAACAACCCGTTGCTCCGCCGGCGGTGCAGCCTACGGCACAGGTTGTGCCTCAGATATCGAATCAGGAATTTATCCGGCGTCAGCAGCCGTCTCAGGGAAGTGTGGCTACAGGTCTTGCCAATGCGATGGGTTCTATCCAGGAGTCTTTGGTTGATCCTGTTGCTGCGTATGCAAAGGCGGCGATGAATGCGGACAATGCGCCAACGGGTAGGATGGGTCTTGGACAGGCGAACGTGCAGTTCTTGAAGAAAGGTGGTGCTGTAAAAAAGTTCGGTGACGGCGGCCCTGCTGGGTCGTCGTCGGGTGTGCGCCGGCTTGAGATGTCCGGGTATCAAGAGGGTGGGGAGGTGACGGACGATGCATTCACCCAGGAGATGATGACGGGCACCCCTGCTTCTGCAGAAAAGCTACAGTCAGTCGGCGAGTATTTAAAGGGCGCGTACAAGGAAAACATCCCTGTTCATGCGCGCGTTTATCTTGAGACGTTGTTAGGCAAGAAGGATCCGATTACGGCCGAGGACTTTACCGAAGAAGAACTGTCTAGAATAGATAACCTGGTTCAAAAAACGCAAGCAGAGCGTTTAAGAAAAATTACAGAAAGACAATCAGGCCTCCAGTCTTCTTTGGATAAAACAATAAAAAGACTAAATCCACCAAAAGATATTGCCAACAAGATGGTCCAAGACCCGAATTGGATTGCTTATGGTGAACTGAATAAAAAACCAGCCAGTCCAGAAATTGCAAAGGAAAAGTTCAAAGCGTATGAACGGTTTTTTAACAAGTTTGTTGATCAAGCCCCTATAAGTGAAAGCATCGCTACTATCATAGGCGAGCCTGACCCCAAGAAAGTCCAAAGTTACTTGGATGAGAATAAACAAAAAAGCGAGTGGTTGCCAGCGCACTTAAGAGATCGCCTGTTAAAAGTTAATCAAACCTTAGACGTTGTTCAAGGGAAGGGGATAAAAGGGGCTGTAGATGATTACGGCGCCTATGGGTCAACATCCTTAGAAAAAATGCAAGACACGGACATTGCACGAACGCTTGGGCGCTTTAACTATGAAACGCTTCCTAGTGGTCGTCGCGTGATTAAAGACACTTACGACTTTTATAACGAGTACAGGGCACCCGTAGTTGAGGAATACGAAAAAATGGGCCCTGCAAAAAAGGCTTTAAGTGTTTTGTTAGAGACAATAAAAGATCCCGGGCAGCTTCCAAGTATTTTAGGCAACGCCTACATCGGCCGTGATGGCCGGCCCGTTGAGGTTGAGTATGATCCCAAGGATCTCCCTGTTAAGCGT